CGCCTTTCGCGTATACATGCATATTGCCTTGTCAGGGGCCCCTTTTGGGATATCTGACCGTCAGTATTGGGACGTTAATCCTTTATGCTCCTCCCGGCTAGGAGAATAATAGCCTGTACAATCCCCTATCAGATTTTGATGAAAACCCGACTGGAAATGTAAGTATGAATATCCTATTGATTATAGAATTATTCGGTTCTTTGTTCAAACATTGTTGATTACAACTGCGTTTGATCATTGTTTATAATGTATTGTCTAAATGAATATATATATGTAATTGTTGTAAATATTATATTAACGTATCTCAATATATAAGAAGTGGTCTATTTAGATCGAGAAGCTTCGTTGGCAGCCCCAATAAATTCTCTCAACAAAATTCCTTTAAAATATTAGGTTGTATTTTAACATCGCTATACGTAGCTTTGGAAGGTCTTAAACTAACCTGCTACTACTCAAAATTTAAATGAAGACCTGCCTTCTAACGCAGGAAATGAATTAAATTCTGAATCTGTTCAAGTTGAACAGATCACCCAGTTTATTGATACAGCTCAAGAGGTGGTTTCACCCTTTGTAGCTCCTATTAATGGACTAAACTTGGATACTAATCATTCGATTGTAGATTATTTGAAGCGGCCAGCTTTGCTAGGTTCTTATAATATAAATACTGATGTCAATCCAGCTGCGCTCTATGTAGAGACAGATCGTCCTTCCACTGCGTTGTTCGATTTGCCTCGCGTTGCTATGACCATAGCTGGACGTGCTAATAAGTTAGCTAATTTTAGATATTTTTCAGCTACATCAAAATTGAAGATTATGTTTAACGTGAGCCCTTATGTCGAAGGATTATTTTTTATTGGTTATGCGCCAATGGATGATTTCAAACCCGATGTATATAAATTGGCACGTCGAAATTTGCCCAGTCTTACCTCCTGTCCAGGAGATTTGGTGGACATACAGTTGATGGATTCATATGAGATTACTGTTCCTTGGTGTGATACTAGGGACTGTGGTATGCTTAATGGTTCCACCACTGATTTTAGAAATGCTCGCTTGGGAATTTTCCCTTTATACGTTAAAGGACCTTCAGTTTTTAATATTAATATTCAAGTGTACCATTGGTTTGATGACATAACCCTTAAGGGACCAACTTTCTATGGACCAATTACTGTTGATGCGACTCTGCAAATTGCGCATGAAGGTAAGGGTCCAATTTCGGAAGTTGCAACCAAGGTCAGTAGTGTATCTAAAGTATTGTCACGAATTCCTATTATTTCTGATTTTGCGGGACCTGTCTCGTGGATTTCAGATTTGGTAGGTGGAGTGGCTTCTTCTTTTGGATACTCACGACCTGTTATTGGTTCTGCCGTCCAGCCAGTTAATTTTATTGCAGCCCGTGGTTTTGCCCAGGTCAAGGCTGAAGATGTCTCAACTGTTTTAGCAATGTCTAATGATAATGAGATATCTCCTTCAGTCAAAGCTTTTATGACGGATACTGATGAGATGAGTCTGGAGTATGTTTGTAACAATCCTGGTGTTGTGGAGACTGCAGCATGGAGATCCTCGGATCCCGTGGGAACGTCTTTTTTCACCACTATTGTATCAACTATTCCTATTTCAACTACAGTCGGTCCCGATAAGATCTACATGCCCACTAATTTTGAATATGTGAGTATGAATACTGGGTATTGGCGAGCTGATATTTATTATAAAATTAAATTCGTTAAAACACCTTTTCATGCAGGTCGACTAGAAGTGGTTTTTTTTCCTGGTGAAATGGGTGGAGTTACTGGTGTGGATACTAGTAATTGTTATAAACAAATTATAGATATTTCTCAAGAATCAGAACTTGAGATTTGTGTACCTTATATGTTTACTCGTCCTATGCTTCGTAGTGTTTTGGATTCTGCACCAGCAGATGAATCAACATTTGGTTTAGGCACAATAGCTGTTACGTCCATTTCCCCTCTCATTCATCCTGATTCAGTTGCTAGTGAAATTGGTATTGTTGTTTCTAAGTATGCAAAGAATTGTCAATTTGCTGGTCTTGTGTCCCGCTCAAAGACTCTTCGTCTTGCAACTAATGAAACACCGGTATCAAATGAAGTGAATGCCCATTTGCAAATTGCGGTGGGCACTGTAGTTAATAACCCTAAATTTGTCGCGTTTGGCGAAACTAATTCGGATCAAATTAATACAACTGAATATGTATGTGGTGAACAGTTGACATCATTGCGACAGCTTGTGAAATCTCATCAATTTGCGACTCATCTGCCCGATGAGGTAACAGACCTCGCTCAACCATGCGGGGCTTCATGGGATACATATCTCGGTCGTTTTGCACCAATGTATGGTTTCTATAGAGGAGGAATGTCTTATAAAGTTTTTTATGTTGATAGTAATATTAATACTATCACATCACAGATCCATCTGGATGGTGAAAGAGGTATAGGAGCTAGACACATAACCAAAACTGTTTTGAACCCTTTTCATGAAATTCAGGTTCCATTCTATGGCACTTGTCGACGTGAAATTACATGTAGAAACATTGTGACTTTTGGTATTCCGACTGTCACGGTTGTGTTCTCTGACGAACAAACCAAACCATCAGAGCTTTATCTGGCAGCAAAAGATGATTTTTCATTTGGGATGTTGCTTGGTCCCCCTAGTGTATTTTTAGCTACTCCATAATATACGCACGATGAAATGTGCTGAGTGTTTATGTTATATAGTTATAAATAGAGAGGCTTAATCATATAGTCTCTCAATAATTAAGTGCATGTGTAACTTGTCCTGAAATTATTTATTTATGGTACCGACCCTTGACCTGAAATGTTTGAATAACCTTGAAATTAATTGAATATTCCAAAGTGGAGGCATCTATTCATATACCGCTCGTGGAAGTATATTAGGTGTGTCATTTGTCTGCTGGGACAAATGAGTGTTGATTTTCTCGCCAAAGAAAATCTTCATCTCTGCTACAGCTTTTACATGTATTGGTATATTTCATATTGAAATTGCTTGTGGCGGGCTCTTAACTAGTTTTGCAATGCTTGACGTTAATGTTTTGAGATTACGGCAGTGATATAAAGTCAATTTGAATGTTATCAATATGGTATAAAGGATTGTGTTTACAAGTGTAAGCATGTACATTGTTCAATTATTTTATCAATCTGAGGAAGTCTCAGTTCCAGATGATTGATTTCAAGCAGTTTCTTCTTTTGATTCCGAATAAATGAGTAGCACAAGAGTGTTGTGTATTGTGCTGAATGTAACAACCTGTTAAACTTGTCGAACTTAACAGTATAAGACACAAAACTTTGGGATGTTTGCTAATAATAAAAAGCTCGTTTCCCACGGCCCTTCTGAGAAAATCATGATCAAAGGTGATCATAAGGAGATGACGATGAAAGCCGCTATCCGCGTCTTACCTTTCCCTCCCAGGTTGACGAAGAGAGGGAAACTTTACTATCGTGGTAAGAACTGGAAGAAAACTAGGAAAGTCGAAGGTCCTCAGAAGATCTGGACCAGTGATGAAATTGATGAAGATACGTCGAGACGAAATGCAAATTTGAGGAAACGTCGTCAGTGGATAATTGGTCGTATGTTGGTTGACCTTGGATTACGTCAGAAATTGTATCCAAATCGTAATTGGAAAGTTCATTGTCACAGAGATTGGTATGGTTGGGAAAATTGTTCCAGTGGTCGAAGTGATTTGATGTGTGACGATGATTGTGACTGCGCAAGTTCCAGATATTCATGCGATGGAGAACTTCCGTGCGTGTGTGGTGGAAATGCTTGTTGTGACCATCAACATGGAATTCTCAGTAGAAAACATTCGAAGTATTGTGGTTGTGGTTGGTGCCAGAGCGGTACACCACTGCCAACGAACTTTTTCTTTGATGAAGAACGATCAGAAGAGTGTTTGATGTATGACGTGCGAAATTACCATGAGAACAGGTCGAACTACCGTGTTGAGAAAACTCAGGAATGGATTGATAGAACGATGTCTCAAAACATTGTTGAGGCTATGAATGTTGGAAACGTTGAGGTAAATGCACATCTGGAAATGGAGTCTGACTTCAGTTCTCTTGATGGTGCTGTCCTGGAGAGTCCAATAACGTCGATGAGTGCCAAGGCCCATGGTGAAATGGTACGCCGCAAAATGTGTGGAATATATACAAAAGTTGTTCAGAATTCCCGTGGAATGTTGAAAACCATTCGGATCTCAAAGGAGGAGTTTGAACACATCGAAGAACATGGTGTGACTGAATTTGCTGAGTTTGTTGGTGATGATCGTGATGGTATTGATTACTGTTTTGACAAAACTGTGGGCGCTTATGTGCCTCGTTATGTTACTTCAAATCGTTATGCCGTCCCAGAGTTGCCAAGTCTTGCGCTACGAGAATTTATGGCACGAAACAAGAAAGAAGTGAACGCCACATTGCAGATTTTCGGACTTGGAGATGTGACTGAAGAGGCACGTGAGATGATTGCGAGTTCAAAAGAATTGATTGAAGACGTGAGTGACACGATCCGCCCTCTGCGGAATCACATGGATTCAATGACCTCTAAGGTTGATGTTATCCTTGGTGAGTCTGCACGTGTCTCCGCAAATGTTTCTGGTATCACATCAAAGTTGGATGAAGGTATGGATAAGATAAATTCCGTGCTTGACTCCTTTCAGACTGCCCTTGCACCTTTTGCCATCCAAACTGGTGGTGAGAGTGCTATTTCTTGTGTTCTGCGTCTGATTAAAACTTTGTATGTGACGTCCTGTGCCCAACCAGCCTACCGTATTCGAGTCTTTTTGATTGAAGCAGCTACGGAATTGGGACCAAAGGTGTTTGCGCGTTTTGCCAGCTTTGTTGGTAGAATGTTCAAGGATTTTGGAACCTCTTCTGTTCCTGCTCATCTCGAGATGGACTTGTCTTTTTTGTCTACTATTGAATCAATTGATGTCGGCAGCATTGATTGGGGACAACCTTGGTTGTGTTTGCCTATCATTGGCACACTGATCTCAACCTTCTTGATCTATTCACTTGGACTACCTACTTTGGGATCCTGTGATAGGACTTTGAAGTTCTTTGGTGATCGGTGCCGAAGTGTGACGAACATTTTGATGTTTCAAAGAGCTGCTGGCCCTATGTTCGAATCTGTTATTGAGTGGATCGGGAAATGTGTGCATGGAGAGAAATTCTCCAGGCGCTCAGATCTTGATCGATTCCTTATTGGTTTTGACAAATGGGCCGCAGATGTTTTGTCACTGTTGAAGCGTTGTCCGCAGGGAATGGATGGGTTGTCGCATCTACAGAAAGACGTGAACTATGTCCTCAAGATAGACTCGCTCTATAATGAGGGTATTCAGTTCGCACGAGAGCTTGGCGAGAAGAGATTGAGTCAAGAACTAACTCAATATTACCATCGTGTGTTTGCTGTGATAAATGCAATGAAGAAGGCATGTGATACATCAGGAGCATTTGGAAACAAACCCCGTTGTGAACCCGCTGTTATTCACTTGTTTGGAGAATCTGGAGTTGGTAAGTCTGGCATGGCTTGGCCTTTGGCAACGGACTTAAATGCAGCTTTGGCTGTGTCTGAGTCTGATGCATCGGATTTTGCCAGAAATATCTATTTCAGGAATACCGAACAGGAGTTTTGGGATGGTTATCAAGGACAGAACATCGTGGTCTATGATGACTTTGGTCAGAGAGCTGATTCCCAAATGGCGCCAAATGAAGAATTTATGGAAATTATTAGAGCTGCCAACCTCGCTCCCTATCCTCTACATATGGCGACTCTTGAAGAGAAGCGTAGGACAAAGTTTACGTCGAAGGTACTAATGCTCACTTCCAACAAGCTTGAGTATACGTGCATTCTTTAACTTATCCTGATGCTTATCGACGGAGAGTCGACATTTGTGGAAAGGTAATCAACACTCCTGAAACTACCAAGCTGTGCCCCTCTGCAGCCACTGGTAAAAACGTTCTACGTCTTGATCCATCAAAGTGTAGTGGACCGGTTGACACCACAGTCTATCGTATCCAACTGTATAATGCTGAATCAATGCAACCAATTCCAAATACACCCCTTGTTGATTACGAAGAATTCGTTGACATGTGTGTCGAGGTGATGAGAGAGCGGTTTATCAAATCCATGTTGTTGAATGCTACGCTTGAAGAACGTGTACTGACCCGATATGAAAAGATGCAGAAGAAGTTTCGGACTAACTCTGGAGAGATCATCAAAGCTGAGGAAGCCATGAGGAATGTTGGAACTGTGGTGGTTGGAGAAGAAATTGGACCAATCCAGACACCCGCAAAATTGGAAATTGGAGGAAACCCATTCGAAGAAGATTTGAATCCATTCGGAGAACCCGATAACAATCCATTTGGAGATGCTGAATATGAAACTTTTGCCCATCAGTTGAATAATATTCGCATTCGCGATTATGACACTGTTGATGAGCATTTGGATGATTTGTTCAGAGAGCCTGAAGTTACCCCCGTCAATCCGTTGAATCCATTCGAAATCAGACCTGAGGAAATGACACCACTGTTTCGTAATGCGTTGTATGCTTCTGCCAAGAGTTTCTTTGAGACATTGAAGAACAATTGGAAGAAAATTGCAGCTCTATTAACAGTTGTTGGTGTTCTGATTGCTGGATTGGGACTCTGGAAGAAATTCTCTGGAGGTTTCAATAGTAATAGAAAACAAAAACAGACAGTATTGGAATCGAGAGAAACTGTCACCAAAACTCCCAAAGTGGTAGTTGAGTCTAAGGAAACGAAGACGAAATCTGCTACTGCAAAAGTTGAGGTGTCACAAAATTTGAGTCGTATTATCGAGAGTGAGAATGAAGGTGTGGATTGTGTTCTTGGTCAGCGGATGTATGACTTGGTTCAGCGTGAACTTTGTCCTTTTAAGATACATCGCAGCGAGTGTCCTCTCGCCGACGTGCACAAACACCCCGCCCAGTCCGAGGCTTTCGCATCTGGTGATTGCCGAACGAAGAGTATTCGCAAAGTACAGATGGAAGGTGTTGATGCAGAGATGGAAGTATGGAAAGATACAACTGCACAGATGCTGATTACTAATCGGGTAGTCAGCAATCTTTATCGTCTCTCTGGGGTGAAAGGAGAGATGATCGTACCGCTGTTGAATGGAATGTTTATTCGAGATACTATCATGCTCGTGCCCTCCCATATTACTATGGGCATGAGAGAATGCACCCATTTGCTCCTGGAAAACATTCATGGGGCTGTCTTTAAGATACCCGTGACTGAGATCAAGATGTGTAAGATTTCAGATAGTGAAGGAGTACCTAAGGATGCGGCGTTGTTGAAGTTTCCCCGTTGTGTTGGTGCACATGCTGATCTTGTCAAACACTTTCAGTTGAATTACGATATGGGCTTATACAAGCGTGCAGATGTTTGTATGCCCGTTCTTCGTAAGTTGACAGATGGTGTTGTTCTTATGTTACTTGGCAATGCATCAGCTCGTGCACAGGACACCACTCTCAATCTTGGTGATAGTAAAGTTTGGCTTCGTGAAGGATTAGTATACTCCTTGAATACAACAGCTGGTGACTGTGGAGCGCCGATCATTCTACAAGAGACTCGTTGTCTCCGAAAGATTGCTGGTATCCACGTCGCAGGCGCGAATTCTGGAGCAGAAAGTTTTGCACAATCCGTGACCCGTAAGGATCTAGAGCGTGCTCTTACTGGTTTTAATGATACTATCATCACTGATTATGATGAGGATTCTAATATCACAACAACGACAACCGAATTGGAAATGAACACTGAAATCACCATTGATGACTATGTCGCAAAATTGAGCCTCCCCGCTCGTACTTTTGCATGGATTGGTAAGGCAGTAATGGCTCCCTTTACTCCTACCAAAACTGAGATTGTGCCATCAATGTTGCATGGATGTGTGGTGGAGCCCACCACCAAGCCTGCTATTCTTTATGATCGTGAAGTGAACATGAAGCATAAGAATCTGAGCAAATGCGCAATCAATACCCCATTCGTGGATCCGGAATTGATTGATGCTGCTGTGAATGATTATGAAGCCGTAATGTTTACTGGACGCAGGCCAGAATTGACGAAAGTGTTAACCTTTGAGCAGGCTATCTCCGGCGACTCAGAGACTTCAGCGTATTTGGGTTCTATCAACCGTTCAACTTCACCAGGGATGCCATGGGTGCTTAAGCGTAAAGCTGGTACTAAGGGCAAAACTGGTTGGCTGGGTGATGATGAATACATTTACAATGAAGAAGTACGAGAAGCCGTTGAGTATCGTCTTGAGAGGGCAAAACAAGGAATCAGAGTTTTAACAACGTGGACGGACACTCTGAAAGATGAACGTCGACCGATCGCCAAAGTAAATGAGAAGAGAACTCGTGTATTCTCTTCAGGCCCTATGGACTACACTATTCTGTTTCGGATGTTTTTCCTGTCTTTCGTAGCTCATGTTATGGAGAACAGGATTGACAATGAACAATCAGTGGGAACGAATGTGTGGGGCCCAGATTGGGGCAAAACCGATCGAAGACTGCGAAGCAAGGGGAAGAAGTGTTTCGCTGGTGACTTCAAGGAGTTTGATGGTCGCCTTAACACGATGATAATGGAAAGGTTCGTGGAGTGTGTGAACCGTTTCTATAATGATGGAGAAGAAAATGCACGAGTCCGACGCGTGCTTGCCCTCGACATATGGAATAGTATTCATCTGTGTGACGAAATCTACTATTCCATGAATCACTCCCAACCCTCTGGCAACCCTATCACCACCATCCTGAATTCCTTCTACAACTCTGTGACAATGAGAATTGTTTACTTTATTTGTAGGAGGAAGGCAGGTGTCACCAGTTCGACGTTTGAAAAAGATGTCGCAATGGTGTCGTATGGTGATGATAATGGTGTCAATCTTACGGATGACATAGCGCCCTGGTTTAACCAAAATACAGTAACTGTAGCTTATGCTGAGATCGGCATGATCTATACTGATGAGGCTAAAACTGAGGGCGATGTGCCCCCGTATCGTACACTCGAAGAGATTACTTATCTCAAGAGGAAGTTCAGATCTCAGGATGGTATCGTAGATGCCCCCCTGGATCTGGATGTTATTCTTGAGATGACTAATTGGATTCGAGAATCCCCAGATCAAGTCAGCGCATGCCGTGTGAACATTGAGATGGCCGTAATGGAACTCTCTATGCATCCACGTCATGTTTTTGATAAGTGGGTACCTCTCATCAAGGAGGCATTCGCCAATGCCACACAACAGTGTGGTTTTGAAGAGCAACTTCGTGTTCCTCTTTATGGTGAATATCGACAGATGAGATTTACTGAATACTTCGCGTAAACACCCAGGGACTTGGGTTCATTTGGATAAAAAGATAATCCTTTTGAGCTTAAGCCGCTGAGGCCACTTAATCTTTTATTTTATTATTTAGGTAGTAAGACTGAGCAATAATGCAATCATGCGTTATAGGTTTCTATTGGTTTCCTATGACATCTTCCAAATGGAGCATGTAAGTCCCCCAATCTAGGTATACAGTAGCGTGATGAACTACTACTCAGAGATGAGTTGAATCAAATATACATTAGTATCGATTTGACAGCCGTAAGCTGTTAAAGCATAAATATATATAACAATCCAAAAATTTTTAGCTATAGTTTATTGCAACCAA